ACTCCCAAAGGACCAGGTATATGCATCTTGCTTAAAACCTTACCCTCAACACCACAAGCAATATCTACCAACTGATTAATAGTAACCATTTCTTCAGACCCAATATTGACTGGTCCAGTAAAGTCTGACTCCATAAGCCTTCTTGTTGCTTCTATGCATTCATCTATATACAGGAATGACCGAGTTTGTTCTCCATCCCCCCAAATTTCTATAAATCCATCTGACTGAATAACTTTTCTACATATTGCTGCTGGTGCTTTTTCTTTTCCACCATCCCAAGTTCCTTCTGGTCCATAAATATTGTGGTATCTAGCAATGGCTACAGGAATCTTGTTGTTTCTGTTAAAGGCCAAGAACATTCTTTCACTAAACAGTTTCTCCCAGCCATACTCGCTATCAGGATCTGCAGGGTATGCATCAGATTCCTTAAGTCCAGGATTGTTGACATCTAATTGCTTATAGTCAGGATACATGCAGGCAGAACTTGAATAGAATATCTTGGTTTTGTTTATATCATATTTTTCATTAAGCCTGGACTGTGCTCTTAAAAGATTAAGGTTTATCAGAGCAGAGTTTTCCATAATCTGAGAATCGTTGTCCCCAGTAAAGATATATCCAGCACCCCCCATGTCAGCAGCAAACTGGTATATCTCATCAAAGGAAGTTATCATTCTGTATGGAATGTTGTGATAAAAGTTTCCCTGGTATCCTTTAAACTGAATTACTTTTTCAACATTGTCGTATACTGATAAATCTCTTTCAATAAATTCATCTGCTTCTGATTCTGAAAAGTCTGGGTGCTTTAAGTCAACACCTCTAACCCAGTATCCTTCTGACTTTAATCTTTTTACCATGTGGCTTCCAATGAATCCACCAGCACCAAGGACCAATGCTGTTTTTTGCATTATGCCAAACCGCTCTTTAATGCTCCCCAAGTACCGTTGCCTTTTGCTTCAACGATAATAATTCCTGTACTAGATGCATGTGCAACAACTCCAACTGCACCACCGTATTGCTGATTTGATAAGCCACCACTTTCTCCAACATAAAGAACATCTCCATTGGCAAAACCAGAAGTATTTATGTTGTCCATAACTCCTGCAACAACTGCAATTCCATCAGAGCCGTTAGGGACAGGAGTTTTTAATAGTCCAAGAATTGGATCTTGGGTTGAAGGCAAGGCTTTTGCAATTGTAGTTTTTGTAGTATATCCAGTTGCATAAACTGGTGTTCCTGCAGGTAAATTTTCACCACTATTATTTAATATTCCAAGTTGAAACTGAGATAAACCAAGTGGTGGCAATATAACCATTAATCTATTTACGAGTGATTCAATATCCTCGTGGACATTTACTGGGTCATTTGCAAGCGGGTATGGTAATTTAAACAGTGCGTCATTAGTATTTCCAGTGGCCATAGTGTATTAATTATACCACCATCTAAACTTGACTTTTGTTAAAATTTTGTGTTATACTAGGTGTAGACACCTACCAAGGTGTTATTGTTTTCTAAGGAGGAAACTATGATTAAATTTATCGAAAGAAACAAAGAGATCATTAGCACACTCAGTATCGTAGCATTAGTAACTGTTTTGTCGAACGGAGCCAATGCTGATTCAGGTCTTGATACGAAGAACAATCTTAGCCTTGAACAGGCTCAGACATCGGAAACCACCTCGAAAGAGGTTTTTTTGGTTTCTAAGGCAAAAAAACTAGAGAGTTTTGAGAATAAGGTTTCTCTAACTGATTTAGAACTTAAAGAACTGCTTTCGCTAGTAGGCTTCAAAGGTAAAGACCTTGTTGTTGCTTGGGCAGTGGCTAAAAAAGAGTCTAATGGGCGACCACTGGCTTTTAACGGCAACCACAAGACTGGTGACTCATCTTATGGTATGTTTCAAATTAATATGATCGACAACCTTGGTCCTGATCGTAGAACCAAGTTCGATCTTGACTCTAACGCTGAACTATTCAATCCCGTCAAGAATGCAGAAATTGCATACTACATGACAAATGGTGGAGAAGATTGGTCCTCATGGAAGGGCATCACGCCAAAGACCAGAATGTGGATGAACAAATTTCCTAAATAATATAACATAAATAGAAACCCCATCAGGACAACTTGGTGGGGTTTTTATTTGTAAAAAACAATATCTCCATTTTGATCAATTAAGCCACACCTATTTTTAAATCCATTAAAACATCCAAACATCTCAAAGACATGGTTATTGGATAAAAGACCTGCAGATTGAGAAAAAGCAGACCTAGAAACAACTAAGACTTTTGCCCTAATCATTAGAAGAAACGACTCATAAGTTCCCAGCCTATTAAAAATTTGAAGATTTGGGTATGCTGTTTTTAAAGATTCAAAATCCATGGAGGTTGTTATATATGATCCAGATTCGGTTGGATTTAGGTAGGGCTGCTGCCACATCTCTTTTTGAGAGTTGCCAACTGGGGTGTAATATTTTTCTTTATCTGGAGCATCTGTAAGAACGATTACTTTTGGACTATCAAGATTAAACTTCTGGATAATAGAACCTATGTTATTTAAAATATTAATATATACTTTATCTTCGATCCATCTTGGATTTTCTTCAGTAACATTACCTCTTCTTATATGTATAACTATAGAATTATCATAATCTGTTATATGATTAAATTCTGTTGCAGAAGACAAAAAGTCTTTGTTGTCTATGATGCCTTGGTTTTCTTCTAGTCCAGCACCAACTTTATCACAAACAGTATATTCTTCACTGTTTGAAAAATCTATCATTGCCCAAGGATTATCTATTAATGACAAAAGGTTATTAACTAATTTTTCTTCTTCTTCTTTATTGTAAACTTGGTCTGATTCATGTATAAGAAAATTCTCAATTGGTGTGTCTTCAAATGCTAGGTTATTATATTTTGCATAAGACATTGCATAAAGTTTTCTCCATATTTTAGCACCAATTCCATCATTAATGATATATTCTTTTACTTTAAGTTTTTGTGGCACTTAAACCTACCACTTACCTAGTGGGCACTCTGCTTGCTTTAGATGGGTCTTTATCTTCATAAAGCATCCACATTTCTTACATGTTGATGTTAGTTTTATTAATTCTGGGCAAGAGTTACAAATATCTAGCCTATCAAAAGCAATGTCTTCTGATGTTCTATTGGAAGGCATAATAATATCCCAGGGCTTAACTTCCCCCATGTTTTTCCTAAACCTGCTCCATAAATTTTCGTCTAAATTTTCTTCCATACTACAAGTCTATCATAACTAGACCTTAGAGTTGTGAACTACCATATTTCCTGCGATAATTGTGTCTACTGGGAAGGCGTTAAACTTAAATACATTTCTTGTTTCTTCGATATAATCAATTCCAGTTACTGGGGTTGCTATCATTCCAGAATCTGTTGCTTCAAAGATAAGGTCTGAAGTTGTTATTGTTTTTGCCTCTACAAATATGTGTGAAGACCCACGCTTGATAAGAACCTTCTCTTCTGCTGTAAATCTCTTATTCTTGTCACTATTAAAGTAGATTGTTGTTTCTTTAATAGATGGCTCGATCTGTACGATTTCAGACTTGACTCTTTGTACTCCCTGAAGATTTTCTGGGTAAACAGTTGAGGCAGAAGGATCTTGCAAATCATCAAGTAAGCCTTCCCAAGTAATAGACCAAATTTTATCTCCAAGTTTAATATCTTTTGCTGCCTTAAACTCAACAGAATCTTCCAGTCCAACAACTTGAACAAGAGTATCTTGATCAATACACACCTTGAGAGGAACGAATGAATAGGCTTGTGGAGTAAAGGAATAAGGCGCAACAGGAGTAAATGAATATGCTTGAGGTGTAAATGAATATGCTTGAGGTGTAAATGAGTACGGAGTAAATGAATATACAGGTGTAAATGAGTACGGAGTAAATGAATATACAGGTGTAAATGAGTACGGAGTAAATGAATATACTGGAGTAAATGAATATGGAGCACCACAAGATGGTGCTGATACTGATGGCGCTCCTCCTTCTGTACCTACTGCACAATTAAAGTTAGATCCAAGTTCTCCAGTCTGGGTAAGTGTTTGCTGAACCTGAGCACAAGTTTTATTTGCCCAGAAGAATGGACCCTGTGAACCGCCACCTGCGCCTGACGAGGCACAGTATGCATACCAAACACCAGAAGCAGCGGTTGGTGTAAATGAATATGCTTGTGGAGTAAATGAATATGGAGTAAATGAATATGCTTGTGGAGTAAATGAATATGGAGTAAATGAGTAAACAGGTGTACAGTCTGCTGCTGCAATAGGTGATGGTCCAGCCTCTGGACCTGGTGCACAGTTAAAGTTGTTTCCAGGACCCAGTTCTCCAGTCTGGGTAAGTGTTTGTTGAACCTGTGCACAAGTCTTATTAGCCCAGAAGAATGGTCCTACAACACTTCCATCTCCTCCTGCTGCTGGGTTAGAGCAGTGTGTGTACCAAACGCCAGTTTGTGGTGCAACAGGTGTAAATGAATATGGAGTAAATGAATATGTCTCTGGAGTAAATGAGTATGTTTGTGGAGTAAAAGAATAGGCTTGTGGAGTAAAAGAATAGGGTGCAGTTGGAGTAAAAGAATACGGGGTAAATGAAAAAAGATAATATGTATAAGAAACATTTGTTTCATAATCAACAAGAGTGTCAAGTTCTGGTGTTTGTGATGCAATCTTTTGATTTAAAGTGTCATCTGCTGTAGTTGTAGATCCAGTTTCTACTGCAACAAGACCACTATCTATAATTGATTGTGTTGCTGTAGTTCTAGTCAAACCAGAAAGACTAGGTACCCTTACCATACCTTTTAAAGATGACCAAAAACCAAAATTTAGCATCTTTAACCTAAGCCGTCAGATCACCAAGAAGTAGCCAAGTGTTTGTGTCAACTTTTGTAAGAACTGCACCAGAGTACCTAGAGGATATCTTCTTGTTTGAATTTTTGCTATAAATAGTTACACCAACTGTAGCACCTGCAAAAGAAACAGCCCCTGCTCCATATCTAATAAACTCAATTTTTTGTCCTACTGTAAATGGGGTTGTACTGTTTAGCGGAATAGTAATAACAACATCTGAAGCAGATTCTACCGAGATGGTTTTACCTGCATCTGACTTTACGATAGTATATGCAGATGTCTTTGTAACAAAAGTTGCAGAATCATTTACATATCTCCACTCTGATCCAGAATAGTATTGAACTTGATCAATTACGCTTCCGTCATTTTCTTGTCTTACAAAACAAACTAATCCTGCAACTGGAGATGTTAAAACCGCATCTCTTGCTGTTGCATTTTGGAAATTGTTAATTCCACCCTTTGCTTTAATTACATTTTCAAATGTTGTTGCTGCCGTAAATTCTTGATCTGCTGACCATGTGTATTGCTGATTTGTATTTACTGCTCCACCGATAGAATACCAGGTGTCATCAGACGCATTATATATGTAAGCATTTTTTCCGTCACTGTTAATTGTTGCCATCTGAAGTTATCCCCAATGCTCTTAATTCTGCCTCTGTAAATCCAAGTGCTATAAATTTTGCTATAGCATTTTCTTTAAATTCTTGATCAATAGTGATTTCTTTTTTAGCCATTATGCACCTATCGCTCTCCATGCAGTTCCAGACCAAACATGCATAACTAATGGGGATGAATTAGAGTCAACCCATAAAGTTCCTGTTGTTGGAGACTGTGGCGCTGTGCCAGCATAATATGCTTCAGAGTATTTTACAGAAGCAGCAACTCCAGAATCAGAGTCTAGCCAAACATATCCATTTGCTACGCCAGTTGGCTGTGTAGCAGAAACAGCAGACCCAAGGCCACGATTATTAATTACAGTAATGTCTGCTTCTATCTCTTTTAGATGTCCTGCCAATGAATTTGACAAAATTTCTGACTGATTTGAAGGTGGAGTTGTGGTTCCATATAGGAATAACTTTAATGCTTGCTGAATATCTGCAGACTCATTGTAAGAAGGCACCTTTGTGTCATAGGGTCCATTAAGATTGATATTATCTGCCATTATTCATCTCCCCCAAAATTATACCACAGAAATAAGCAGATCTACTGCTTTCTGTCCTACAACTTCTACCCACATATCTAGGTTTAGTTCTACGGCATTGACCACAATCTTCAATGCTCTAACCTGATTGTCTGTGATTATTTCTAAAGACTTAATTGTTGTTATAATTGGCAACTCGTTAACCATAGATTTCTGAATATTGATTTTGTCTATAGTTATTGTTGCGACAAGGTCTTCTGGCACAATGCTGATAAGAGGAACAATTATCTGAGCATTACCATTTACAAAATCAGAGACAACGGTCTTGCTAGTAAAGTTTGGAATAATCTTTAGGATCTGTCTCCAACTGTTTATTCCATCAGCGTTTTGGTACTGGTACAAAAATAGGTAAGACTCATCTTGTGGGTCTACATTGATATACATATCTAAAAGGTTTGGAGATAGTTCTTCTGTATTTGGAAATCCGTTTCCAACAAACCAGTAACTTCCTCTTTTTCCTGTTGGACCAATGTCAAGATCAACTGAGATTTTTGATGGACCACCTAAAACAGTTATTTGATCTGTAGAATAGATTTCGGTCATGATTAGACCGCTCTAGTTACATCTGCTGTAACGGTAACTGTTCCCGTAAGTATTGTGTATACAAGTGGATATGGTGTAGCAGTTTTTTTAATTTCAATATCGTAAACATATTGAACCCCTGCAGTAAGTTGAGCACCATCTGCTGGTCTGATAGCGCATACTGCCTTGGTTGGATCATCTGAATCAATTACAGCGTAGCATTCTATCGGGGTAGATCCAGAAAGGCCTCGTTCAGTTGAAATTGAAAACTTAATTGTATATCCAGTCATAATAAAGGCAGATCCATCGCTCTGTTTTGGGTAGATAGAAAAATCTTGAGTATCACCCTTGTAGTATGTTAAGTTTAATTCACCTGGAAATGCCATAGAATTATTATACCACGCCGACGTAAATAGAATTGAGAATAATTGATGACTCGTAATCAGTTCTGAACTGAGGGATTGCTCCCTCGCTCCAAGACCATTTATCCTCTATAAATATTTGCTGGGTTACGGACATGGGATAGGTGGTTTGATATTTAAATGATCCCAAAAATTGACAAATATTTTGTTTTGATTTTGAGGAGTATGTTCTTGCCCATAGTTCTGTTCCAGTTTGGAATGTAGTCAATTCAAAGTTATATGTTACAAATACTTGGGCACCAACATTAAGTCCTAGGAAGTTTAGTCTTCTAGATTCCTGATTCCAAAGGCTTGTGCACTTCTTTGGCAAAAAGGTTTCATCTGATTCTTTTTGGTTTGACAAAAATACATCTACCCAACCATCAACACCGTATGCAGCACCAAGTCTGATTTCTTTTCCTGCTCCTGAATGATAACTAGCCCAGCCTGACTGTTGTCCAGATGAAGATACTGAAGATGCTCCATCGGCACCTTTTGGACCTGGCAATCCCATGGGACCTGCTGGACCAGGAGGACCCTGTAATCCATTGGCTCCCCTTGGACCTTCTGGACCTGGAAGAGGAATAAAGACTGAGTTGCTTTCTGCACCAGTGGTTGCTTGAAGTTGTTCTACTTGTGCTGCGTAAGAAGATTTTCTTCCGCTTGGAAAGTCCATAGATTTAGAAGAGGCCATGAAAGCATTATCTCACGGATTTATTTATTTACTTTAAAAGTCTTGTTTTTAATTCTAATTACTGGTGGCAACTCAGGTCTTGGAGTTGTAATTTTTACTATTGCCATTATAGGCTACCTGTAACATCTCCAAGTACAGAGATAGTTCCAATCAGCGGTGTCCAAATTGTCTCTTCATCAATGGTTACTTGTAGATCAAATGTTAACTCTGTTACAACTGACTTAAATCCAGTCCCCCAGTTTTCAGTAATAGATGCAGGAGCCATAATATCAACATATCCTGTTCCACGTGAAACTTCCAGGGAATCAAGAAAATCAGACTGAGGA